ATTTCGGAACGACACACCAAGATGGCAGTCCGGGCTGGACTCCGTGTCGTTAGGATTAGATATGGCTTGCCATATTCTGAATTACCTGACACTGTGGAGAACAGTTTGGATAGTTATCTTTTGTACCTTTTGTCGCAGGGCAAGGTACGTGCCTCAGTGTGTTTTCCTCGACGTCAGGGCCGGCCTGACGAGGATGGCCTTCTTTCACTAGTCCGGCTAGGAAAGAAGGAGAGGTGGGAATTAGCTCACACGCTTAATTCCTTTAAGCGCAACCTGCCATCGGGTTGCCGCCTCCACACTCCTTCAAGGCAAGACACGTGGGAACGTCTTGCTTTTTCTAAACCCCCTCCCACCTCTTCGGATTACCTCAGTTTTGTTCGGGCTGAGGTATCGAAGATCTTCTTCCCTGGTTGGGATAAGCGTTATTTCGATAACGTTTATTCCTTCGTTCCCAATGCTTCGGCAAGGGAAACCTGTCCAGATGCGTCATCTTCCCGAGCTGACATAATCTGGAAGGGTAGGCAAGAAGAGTTCATTCGCCGGTGTACCGAGGAAGGTCAGTGCTTTACTGACCTTGACTGTAGGTACAAAGAGGTTTTGTCTGCGGGCAAGGTTCGTCCGTTGGTTATCTTCGATAGCCGATGTGACGTTCTTGGCCCGCTTCACAAGACTCTTTATGACTACCTTTCTGAGAAGCCGTGGCTTCTCAGGGGTAGTCCTACCAGCGAACGAATAGGTTCCATTTGCGTCAACGAGTTCCAGACTTCTGTTGACCTTGTGAACGCTACAGATGGGCTTAGACATGACGTCGCCGAAGAGATCCTTAAAGGTCTCTTTTTCTCGTCTATCTCTGTTCCTCGTTCTGTTCGATCACTCGCCTATAGGACTCTTTCTCCTACCGTTCACGGTAAAAAAAGAGTTTCTATGGGGCAAATGATGGGAGCTTACCTCTCTTTTCCTCTTCTCTGCATTCAGAGTTACCTTGCTGCCCGCTGGGCTGCTAGGTTTGATTCTGATGCGACTTTTTTGGTTAACGGAGATGATTGCATCATTTCCGCTAGCAGAGAAATCCTTTCCAAGGATTATCCTGACTTCTTTGAGTTGAACACAAAGAAGACCATCAGAGCCAGAAATGTTGTCGAAGTCAATTCGACAGTATTTCTTAGAGAAAAGAACAAATGGCGTGAGGTACGCCATTTGCGGAGAGGTACAGCGCTTCCGGGCTATCTCGGTACTCTTCATTTGGCCAAAGCCTGCTCCTTTTCTCCGAAATGGAGTGAGGCTTTTGTGAAGAGTCGGATAGGTCAGAAGTGGGGGTTTCTCCCGTCTCAGCTTGGACTTCATCGTGCGTCTCGCTCCGTCTGGAGGCGTGAGACTACCATGAGGAAGTCGAGGATGTTTACTGAACTTCCCCGTCCGCAAGTTGCCCCTGATGAGTTTATTGACTTGGTCAGAGGCTACGAGCCGGATCCTGATGAGACGCGAGCTCTTTTCGCTCACATGTTCGCCCACGGGCGGCATGTGTCGAAAGGGGAGATTTATAGCCCTTCCATCGGGGCTATAAGAAGGACGTACCTTTACCGTTCGCGACCTGTTTGGAAAACCATGTCTTACATGGGTTTTCGAATGGGCCGCGAGCTCTCGACTCTGCCTTGTGTTCCCGTCCTGCGGGATTACGAGTCAGATAGATACAAGGGAAGGCTTCTCGCCCTAAGCGTGTTTAACCGTGCGAACGGCTTGTAACACGTTTAAGAGCTGTCATGGTGCCCTTGCTCTTCGGAGCGTCGCGGGGCCTGGAGGGAGAGGATTGCGGTGTTAACCGAAGGCCCAAGGAGACGATGTCCGCTTGCGACATCGATAGAACACGCGGCGCCGTCCCTGCGACACAGGGTTAATCACTCTTTGTTTCGAGTGTAGGTTACGCCAGTGGCTCCGAACAGGTTTTCTTGACCGGGAGGTCTTGCGAACCATGGTTAGTAGGTCCATGATTCTCTCTTCAGGTAGGAAGGGCTACACTAGTAATTGATGGTTCGTGAGGACCATCGGCCGTAC